TGGGCAAGAGTTCCACAAGGACTTGAAACTTGCCCATTTTGTATTATGCTTGCGGGTCGTGGTTTCGACTACCACTCTGCTAGTTCTGCTGGTGGAGACGGTAATCATTATCACGCAAATTGCGATTGCGCGGTAGTGCAAGGCTATGGCTCAAATCCGAGCGTTGAAGGTTATGATGTTGCAGAATACGCTGATATTTATAACCGAAACGCAGTCTATGACGAGTATGGGCGCATTGGTCTAAAAGCCACGCTCGCAAAGATGCGAACAGAAATAGATTATCGACAGCTTATTAATGACAATATCGACTATACGTACAGCTCAAGAGAATCCTACGGCACACAAATAGTCCCGCTGAATTACGAGAGCACAAATATCATTAAGCAAAAACAGGAATGGCGTGATTTGGTAGTGCATGACACTTTGGCAATAAAAAGCTATAAAGTATTACCTTTATCGAATACAGCGCCAGATGGATACTCGAATATTGACCTTATATTAGAGGATAAGCTCTATGAAATAAAAAGTCCTCTCATGCCTAAAGGGGCAACAGAAAAACAGATTAAAAGCTTGGACTATATACAGAACAACTTTGAAAAAGCTGTTCACCAATTTAGGACGATTTACAAAGACGATATTAGAGAAAAATACAACGATGGTAAGATTCGAGTTATCTTGAATACCTACTATAGACAGCCAATTGATGTTACAGAGTTTAAAAAAGAAGTCATAAAACAAAAGCAAAAAAACAACATACACGAGGTTATTTGGGTAAGTGGCTTCAATAAAATGGAAAGGATTTAAATCACCAAGTCCGGACTCCAGCCAGAGCGATTTAAATCCTTTAGTTAAATTTTACCATGGATGGGTACAAATATGTTTAAGGACAGCCTTTGAAACCGTTATCTGTGTAGTAATAAAAGCTTCCGCAGCATATTAACCTTATAAATACATTTTGCGAACTAAGCATCCGACGGGGTGCTTTTTTCATATTGGGCAGTATGCCCTTACGTTTGTCGCGCAAAGACGGTAATTTTGCGCCTATGCCAATGTGGCAGAAAGGGGTTCACGAATGAGTGGGCAAAATCCAACAAATGGATCTACTCCAACCGGAGGAACAGACAACCAGAACCAGCCCGCGGGTGATTCTGGGGTGGCAACCTTCACGCAAGAACAAGTCAACTCAATTGTAGGAAGCGAAAAGGCGAAACTTAACCAAAAGTTTTCCAAGTTTGCCGAATACGAAGCAGCCGCCAAAGAGTTGAAGGAGCTGAAGGATGCGCAGAAAACCGACTTGGAAAAAATGCAGAGTCGGGCAGAAGCCGCCGAAGCCGAATTAAAAGAGTTGAAGTCTGCGCAAGCGCTTGCTGCTACGCGTGCAAAGGTGGCTAAAGAAAAAGGGGTACCAGAAGAATTGCTCACGGCCAACACAGAAGAGGAGCTTACCGTCCAAGCGGACGCGCTGAAAAAATACATAGGCTCCTCTAATGCTCCCGTGGTAGCTTCCGATGGGTTTGCTCCACAGATAGGCGGCGCCAAGACCGCGAAAGATTATTTTGCATCAGCATTAGAAGGAATTCTATAAAGGAGTAGAAAATGTCAACACTTACCAATTCAACCAATGTACTTCTGCCTCCCGAGGTGTCCAAGGAGGTATGGGCAAAAACCATCGAAAGTTCTGCCGTCATGCAGCTTTCTCGCCGCAGAACGCTACCCGGCAGCGGCGAAGAAGTGCAGATGATTACAGGTGACCCGCAAGCAAGCTGGGTCGGCGAAGCTGAAGAGATTAAAACCTCCGACCCGACCTTCGCCAAAAAGACGCTCAAGGGTTATAAGATGGGCGTTATCGTGCCATTCTCGAATGAATTCCGCCGTGATAAAGGCGCGCTCTATGACGAGGTCGTATCCCGCGTACCGTCTGTTATCGCTGGCGCATTCGATGCTACCGTTTTTGGCAACAAGGATAAACCAGGCGAGAATTTCGATACATTGACAGAGGCAACCGGCGTCGATGTTGCGAGCCTATGGAATGGCCTTGTTACCGCCGATTCTACTGTGTCGGAGGCTGATGGCATTCTTAATGGCTGGGTCGTATCTCCGAAACTTAAGGCTTCTTTGTTGACGACCGTCGATACAACCGGGCGTCCGATATTCATCAGCAGCCCTGTAAGTGACGGTAATGTCCCTGCCCTACTCGGGTCTCCAACACATATCAAGAAGGCGGTCTTTAAGAGCGGCTCTCCAAACCAAGTAGGCGTAGCCGGCGACTGGAGCAGCGCACAGTACGGTGTCGTTGATGACATCCGCATGGCGATATCCGACCAGGCATCCATCAAGGTAGACGGCGAAACAATCAACTTGTTCCAAAACGATATGTTCGCTGTCCGCTTCACATTCACTGCAGGCTGGCGTGCGAAGTATCTAGACCAGTTTGTCCGCTTGACTGCGGCGGCAGCATAAGGGGTTTTGATGAAACTTATATATGAAATTACGAATGTGCAGGTAGAGGCGTTCGGCGAAGTAGCCGAACGCCTCTTGACCACAGGTAGTTACAGGCTTGCACCTGAAGAGGAGACCCCTGAAGAGGTTGCACCTGAAGAGGAGACCCCTGAAGAGGTTGCACCTGAAGAGGAAGCCCCTACGCCTACTGCGAAAAAAGCTTCCGGCAAGAAAACTGCAAAGGAATAAGGGCAGGTAGATATGGAACCATTCGCGACGCTTGAGGATCTACAACAAAGGTTTCGAATTTTGTCAGCCGATGAGCAGACGCGAGCGGCGGTTCTTCTGGAGGATGCGTCCAACATCATTCATCGCGAATTTGACCTTGCCGACCGCGATATCGACCTAACAGACCCCGTTCTTGTAGGCAATCTGAAACATGTATGCTGCGCGATGGTCAAGCGTGTCATAGCCAACGGCGCATTGGGTGACTATACGCAGTATTCGCAAACAGTCGGCAGTTTCAACGAGCAATACACTTTCGCGAATCCGCAGGGCGATATGTATCTGACAGCTGCGGAAAGGCGTCTGTTGGGTATTCCCAAGCGTCGCAGCAAGGTTATGTTCGCGATGCCCGGAGGCCTGTAATGAGAGGCGTCGATGTGACGGTTAAAAGACCCGTCGAGGGCGAGCTCGACTCTATGGGAGAACCGAGCGTCATGTGGGAGTCAGAGATTGTGTCGAATGTGTTGGTAGCTCCCGCCGAAAGCGAACGTATCGAGCAGGATGGACGGGCTCGCGGTACAGATGATATTGCAAACGTGTATTTCCCAAAGTCCTATACCGCCAGACTAAAGGGCTGCAAAGTGACTTTGCGCGGCGAGGATTGGGATGTAATCGGAGACCCGCAAGGATATATGGCTGACATATCGCCCACCGCATGGAACCGACGAGTCAGTGTTAGGAAAGTAGAAGGCTAATGGCTGATTTTTGGTATACGATGGACCGTTCCGGTGTTACAGAGATACTCAAGTCGTCTGAAGTGAAATCCCTTCTAGAAGAGGAGGGCTCAAAGAAGGCCTCCATGGCCAACGCGCTTTATGCATCGCATGGCGGCAATGGCAAAGGGTATGCTTCTTCAGTTAAAGACCTCACCTTCACCAGTGTTGCGACAGTATATCCGGTAAACAGATACGGCATGAAGGATTGCGAAAAACACCGCACCCTGAATGCGGTTAACCATTAGGAGCGGTGTATGAGATATAACGCTCAAGGAGGCGTGCGGGATTTCCTCGCTCGCACGCTAGAGGATGCAATAGTTCGCGTAAACGTCCCCAACCCCATGCCGCAGAAATTCGTGTTGGTTCGCCAGGAAGGCGGGCGCAGGTTGGATGCCCATAGGTCGAGTGCTGGGATAGGCGTGTTCGTGTGGGCTGCAACGGAAGCAGAAGCATACGATTTGGCGCTTCGTGTGTCAGAGGCAATGAGACTCCTTGCCTACACAGCAGGCGTGGCTGATGTGATTGAAGAGGAATTCGGGTCATCACCAGACCCAGAGGACAAGAAGCCGCGCTGGTACGGCTCCTACACATTGACAACATATGAAATATAACGAAAGGATAATCATGACAGAGAAGGAAATCGACAGCTCCCTAGTAACTGTTGGAAAACCCTCCGATGGAGGATGCTGCTGGGTAAGCTTCAACGGCGCTGGGACTGCGCCTTCCAATGCAACCGACAAAATGAGCTCGGTAGAAGGATTTGAATCAGCTGGTGAGCTTAGCGAAAACGGATTCACAGAGTCTAAAAGTGTAAGCTCCACGACGCATAAGGGCTGGCACGGCTCCACACTGCTCATCACCAACGACGATGAAACCAATACGTACAAAGTGGAGTTCGTTGAGGTAAACCGAGGCACAGCGGCCAAGCTGCGCTATGGTTCCTCTAATGTGAATGTTGACGACGACACAGGCGCGGTTCTATCGGTCAAGGATAAAGGAATCAACGACGATGAGATATCTCTTGTGTTCGACGAGCTCGAATCTAACGGATGGCTGCGTCGTACTATCGTCAGACGAGCGATGGTCAACAGCTTCGACGATGTAGCACATCAGCGCGGCAATCTGATGACATACGGAATGACATTCACTGCGTTACAGCCACTTGACGGAGGCGCCATCATTGAGATATATCGTGCGAAACCTGTGGCATCCACATCTTCAACAACGGAAGACGCATAAATGCAATCAATGCGGGCGGCTGAATAGCCGCCCGACGACAGGAGTATAAATGAAACACGAAATCCTTATGGATTCTAACGAAGATGACCTGAACGCTTATGCGCAGGTTCTCGGCGTAAATATCAAATCTAAAAAAAGTATCGCTGCGAAAGTGGCAGCAATAGAGACGGCATACAAGAAAAGTGTGGAGATAGAAATTTTCGGGCATCCCTTCGTAGTGGCTATTTCTAGAGCACACGACCAGCGTTGTGCAGATATCTTAGGCAAGACCCCTCTTTCCGACGAAGATGTTAAATGTCTTTTGCAGTTATTACTGGGAGATGAACAATACTCTTCGCTCTACGAACTTTGCACAGACGAAGACGGAGTGGTGGACGCAAGTGGTCTCGCTGTCGCAATGACACGCTTGATGACGAGCGACAAGCTAAAAAAATTCTGAGGCTCGCGAGATCGGAGGAACGAGGGCTTCGCGAGCTTCGACATGATTTCAGAAGATATTACTCGACAGCCTACGACGACGTCGGAGTCGAAGAGGCCGTTTCGCTCATAGAAACGCTTCCGCTGGGGTCGCAATATATGTCTTTATCTGACCCTGATTACAGGTGGTCGCTCACAGAATATAGAATGGCAGACATCATCGACGTATTAAACGTTATTAACTGGCGAATTACAGGATGCCCGGAAGACAGAGTGCCTACCCCATTACCACGACCCGGAGACGCTTCTAGGCGCGAGGCGCGCATCAAAAAATCGCACGAAATCAAAAACAAAATAGAAAGTACCGAATGGGAGGTGGCTTAATGGCAAGCGTAGGCAAGGCATCTCTTACCATAGTTCCAAAGTTTGACAACCTCGGCAAGAGCGTCACAACTGCTTTAAAGGGTGTAGACTCAACATCGGTCGGGACTGCGGCAGGCACCAGCTATTCGACGGGATTTACTAAGGGCGTAAGCGGAATCCTTGGCGCCGGAGCCGTTATGGGGGTATTTTCCTCTTTAACCTCCAAGGCCGTAGACCTTGTCACCTCGTCGGTGTCGAGTGCGGTGTCTAGGCTGGATACCCTTAATAACTACCCACGCGTTATGCAATCTCTTGGATATTCGGCAGAATCCGCCTCTTCATCCATATCCACCATGTCGGAGAGACTCAAAGGTCTTCCGACTGCGTTGGATGATATGGCAAGCGTTGTCCAGGGTATAACAGCTGTCACGGGTGACTTGGATAAATCAACACAGGTAGGCCTCGCCTTAAATGACATGTTGGTTGCCAGTGGGGCAAACACCGCTTTGGCGTCATCTGCTATGGAACAGTTCCGTCAGATACTTGCCAAGGGCAAGCCGGAAATGGAGGACTGGAAGTCGCTCACATCCGCGATGCCTGGACAGATGGCGCAGCTGGCGAAGTCTATGTTGGGTGCAGAAGCCACCGCTAACGATCTATACGCTGCACTTGGTGGAGGAAAGAACGACCAGATTATCACACTGGACGAGCTGATGGATGCGATAGTAAAGCTCGACCAAGAAGGCGGAGAAGGGATAACATCGTTCGCGGAACAGGCCAAGACGGCGTCCGGCGGCATAGACACTGCGATGACAAATATGAAGACGGCTGTGTCGCGAGGAATAGCGGCCATCTTTGACGATATAGGCAGCGATACAATAGCGACTTTTTTCAGCAGTCTTGGCAGCGGCTTTGAAAATGGCCTGAAATACGTCGGCGATGTGATAGCGGACGTGAAGACTCCTCTGATGGAAGCGGCTGCGCCTGTAGTTCAGGAAGTCGGCGATTTTATCGGTTCTGCGGCAGTGCAGGCAAAGGAACCGCTGGAGGACGTGATAAAAGCGCTTCCGCAAATTGTCTCCGCTGCTGCCCCTGCGGCTGCGGGTCTTATAGGATTGACCGCTGCAAATGCAGGCCTTGAGACACTAGCAGGAGTTTTAACGTGGTCCGTAGGACCGCTAGGCAAGATGTCGTCAGCCGCAAAGAAGGCATCCGAAACCTTTTTCACTTTCGCGACAAAGCTCAAAGAGGGTTCGAAGGCATCCGAGCTCATGCTCGGCGTTTCGGAGAAGCTCGCTGGCACGATGGGGGGACCTATCGTGGCAGCTGCAGGGCTTGCCGCCGCCGCGATAGGATTGATAGCAGCCGCAGTTATTAACGCAAAACAGAAGGCCGACACGTACAGCGACGCCACCGACGGGCTGGTCGAAGTGTCTAAGTCTGCTGGAACTGCTATTAAGGGCGTATCTGATGCTTTCGCTGGTATCGGAGAGGCTCCCACATCCACCGCGAAGAACTTATCGGAGATAAGTGAGGCTATAGATGAATTGGTCGAAAAACAGCAATCCCTTTCAACAACTATAGCCGAGCGTACGGAGACCGCATCAACCGACATAGGAACCTTGCAGGCCTATCGTGGAGTCATCGACCAATACGCCAATTCTGTTGACCTGAATGAGACAGAGCAGGAGAAGCTGAAGTTCGCTATCGACAGGGTAAATGAGGCATGCGGCACACAGTACAGCGTCGTCGATGCATCCCAAGGTAAAATCGCAGATGAAACCGGTGAAATACTCAACAACACAAAGGCAATTGATGAGAATATCGAGGCAAGACAAAAACAAATTAAGTACGATATGCTTTCAGAAAGCCTTAAAGACCTGTACAGCCAGCAGATAGAAGATTCTAAAAATCTTACAGATGCTCTTACTGCTCAAAAAGAGGCACAAGACGCCTACGATGATGCTGTAGATAGAGTTGGCAGGGGTGATTCCACCGCCGTCCAAGCTATGTATACATACAAGGCTGTGCTGCAAAAAGCTTCTGACGAGGTCGAGCGCGTACAGGGACTCTATGATGCGACGTCCGATTCCATCGATTCGATGGTTAAGGCGATGTATAGTGTCGCGGATGGCTCGGATATTGTGCAGGCAGCGCTGCTCGGCATGGGCAGCGGTGTTACAGGGGCAATCGTGAACGCCGGAGGCGACATCGAATCATTCAGCCAAGCATGCGTCGATGCTGGCGTGAGTGCCGCTGACCTCATGGCTGTTGGTACGGACAGTTTCGCAAAGATGGCTGAGTCTTGCGGCGGAGACCTCTCCGCACTAATAGCTGCCGTGAAGATATACAATGCTACGCCGATAATCGACAAAGAAGGCAACGTGAACGTCGAGGATGCATCTTTGGTGGATGCAAATGGCGAGGTGTATACATGGAATTCCGACATAAATACTCTTACCGATAAATACGGGAGGGCTCTGGTAGACGAGACGCAGCTTACCGATGCGCTTGGAAATGTATTCGATTGGAACGGTTCGTCTCTCGTTGACCAATGGGGCGTCGCCTATATAGACGACGGCGTCCCCGCATCCAAGCAACATCTTGACGAATGGAATTCCGACACCCTTCAGAACAAAGATGCCACGGCCGAGGTGAAAGGCAATCTTGAGTATGCCAATGGTCTCAAGAAGGAGTGGAACGCCGGCGGGCTGGCAAGCTGGGTCGGAGAAGGAATCGTGAATATCGTTAAAAACATATCAGAGGTTTTTACAGGCTCGCAAAACGCCGCAGGCGGAATACGGCTGAATGCAGATGGTGGAGTGCGCTTGCATGCTTCGGGTGCGATTGCGAAATCAGCAGTGCCTCTTGATATCGTCGGCGAGGATGGAGCTGAAGCTATAGTGCCGCTCACGAACAAAAAATACTCGCAGCCGTTTATCGACCTGCTAGTAGATGGCATAACCTCCAAGTCCTCCGATGAATCAGGCGTAATCGCCGCTGTTGCCGAACTCAAGGATGCCATCTCGAACATGTCGATATATCTGGACGGTACAAAAATGGTCGGATATATGGCCAAGGGGATGAACAGCAGGCTCGGAAAGCTTCAAAGAATGGGGGCGGTATCATGAGTTGGAGCGACAATCAGATAGTGTTCGATGACGGCATGAGTTCGTTCGGTTCGTTCAGTATGGCATTGGTGGACTTCACCGCATCGCCTCCGGAAGCTGTCACGCACTATATAGATATACCGGGCAGAGTAGACGGCTATCTCGACCTGACAGAAGCGATGACAGGTTATACCGTATACAACAGCAGGGATATGACGTTCGTATGTCTGGTCATGATGGACGCCGACGACCATGAGACCTTCAAAACACAGTTATACAACTATCTGCACGGCAAGAAAAAAACCTTCTCCCTGTCTTTCGACGAAGATTATACATACACAGGGCGGTTCGAGGTCGTGTCGGTGGACTCGTCGCATCGAAACATGATGCTCGTGACGCTCAAGGCCAAATGCAAACCATGGAAACACAAAGAAACCAAGACATATATGCTCAATGCCACCGGCGGAATGACCTACAAATTCATATCCGGAGAGCGCCCCGTCAGTCCGACCGTGGAGTGTACAGAACCACTCGTCATAAGATGGGAAAGCGAGGAGATTAATGTCGGCGCAGGCACATGGCGGCTGAACAATGTGATCTTTACAAGTGGAATAAACGAAATCTCCTTCAATACTGTCTCAATGTATTCGGTCTTTTGGGATGACGTCAAAAGCGGGGGCACCTTCGCTATGACATGGAACACCGCCGCTGAGAAGCGTTGGAATGAACACGCCAAAAAAGCATTGGAAGACGAGGCAGGTATGGCAGCTCAATGCTGGAACGACCTGCGTAGTAAGTACACATGGAAAAGCATCGCGGATGCGAAGGCGGCGTGGCAGGATTTGAATTTCACGACCTCTACGGGGTCTTCTCCGGTCTATCTGCAATATGAATGGGAGGATTTATAACATGGCGCTCACGACGAATCTGCGGCTGCAGACCATAGAGGGCAGCGACTACTTCTGCCCGGATAAGATATCAGATAACTTCTCTACGTTAGACAAGCTCGGGGTTGACTATGTAGTGTCGCAGGGAAGCGATGACACCTGGCACTGGCGCAAATGGAAAAGTGGCATAGCAGAATGCTGGGGAACGAAATATTTCTATGCGACCGAATCACAAGGAATGTTGCAGTGCGGCGTGGCCTACCCCTTTACCTTCGCTGCCGAACCTATTCCGATAGTCAACGTCGCAGTGGATGAGAGGGCGGACGCGCATACGTCGTATGTAAATACGCACAGCTCAACCACAAACCTCGACTGCTATGTGTACAAGGCTGTAGCCACATCGCTTGGGTTCCATGCGATGTATTCGGTCAAGGGAAGATGGAAATAGGAGGACTAAGATGGCAACATCCAATCTGGCGTTGACAACAATCAGCGGAAACGATTATGTTTCTTATTCGGTGTTAAACAAGAATTTCGAGGCGCTCGACAAACTGGGGCTTGATTATGTCACGGCCACCGGCACGAGCGGAATGTGGACGTACCGCAAATGGAAGAGCGGTTATGCGGAGTTTTGGGGTAAGAAGAGCTTCGCGGCTAGCCAAACGCAAGGTAACCTAGCAGTCAACGCGACGTATCCGTTCAAAATGAAAAGCGGCACTGTCCACGCTACTGTGTCAGGTGGTGTAGATGGGCGTAACGACTCGTATATATCTTATGTCAATACAACGGAGTCAGAAGTCAACGCATATATCAATAAGCCCGTGACAACCAATCTGTCGTATTGGGCGTTTTATCACGTCGAGGGAA